ACGAAAACCTTCAAAAAATAATGTTGAAGGTGCAGGCCCTTATGTCCATAACAATGGGTTTGCAGCAAGTAGCGAACGCCTTAAACAAGGATAGCGCGTTTATGCTTGTAACCGTCGCCAAGGCGAAGGAGTTGTTATCCGCAGCAACCAACCGCTTAACCGTGGCTTTGGGCGGCTCAGTCGTGGCCGCAAAAGCATTGATGGCTACTTTAACGTTTGGTTTATCGGTAGCCATTACCGCCGCTATATATCTTTGGGATAAATATAGCAGTAAGGCAAAAGACGCGACAAAGGCAAACGAAGAAGCAAAAAAAGTTTTTGATGAGTACCACAAATCCACCGCATCAAAAAGCGCGGACTTAGTGGGTAAATACCAACGCCTACGCGATGAATACAATAACTTGAAGTCAGCAGCAGAGAAACAAGAATGGATTAAAAACAACGCTTCCGAATTTGATAGCCTTTCCCTTTCCGTTAATAACCTTACGGACGCGGACAATGTATTTATAAAAAATACCAAGTCCGTTGTTAAGGCGTTGGAACTTCGCGCTAAGGCATTAGCCCTTCAAGAACTTCAAATGAAGGCTTACGAACAATATTACCAACGAATTATAGCCGCCGACCAAAGCGTGGCCGGGGGAGGCTTCTACACCAAGGTAGGAAATATAATTAAGCAAGGGACACAAGACCAAAAAGACCTCGTGGCGGCTATGAAGGCCGCCGGAGCGGTCAGCGCATCGGGTGACGCATATAACAAAGATAACGAATGGTACACGAAGAGCGGCGGCGACTTCAAATTAACCCAAAAGGCCATAGACGCTATTAATGCGTACCGTGTAAGTCAAGCCCGAAGCACGAACCAAAGAATCCACAGCGAAGCACAAGCCGAATTAGACAAAACCGTAGGCTATACAAGGCAGCAGATAGCACTAACAGAAAAAGAATTAAAAGAATTAGACATACTTCGCACCAAAGGATCCAATAAACCAAACGGGAACGGTTCAAGTGCAGGAAGCAGTAGCAAAAATGAAAAAGACCCCTTCGCCGAGCAGTTAGCAACACGAAAAGGACTTTACGAAAAATATTTGAAGTGGATAACAAGCAGCGACGAAACCGTAAGGAACGCCGCCGCTTCCGAGTTCGCGCCCTTATTGAAGGAAGGCAGTAGCTATCTGCAATATTTGGAGAACCAACGCGCCGCTATTGAAGCCAAGACCACAAAAACCGCCGCCGACTTAAAGAACCTGACAACCCTTAACAACGAGATAGCCAACGCCACCCGCGAATCGGTTATTTCAGCCTTCGACACACAACTACAACAGGAGTTAGCCCAGTGCAAGACCATTAGCGAAATGTTGGCGACCATTGAACGCCGACGTTCCGAACTTTCCGGGGATAATTCCGACGTGGATAACGCGAAGGCGGAAATCCTTAACACCGCCGAAGCAGACACACGCCAACAGGCGAAGGAAGAAACGAAGGCTTTGTTACAGGAATACGCGGGCTACCTTCAAGAGAAGATAGACTTTGAAGAAAGTTACGCCCGGAAGAAGGAACTTTTAAGCCGTCAAGCCGCAGAATCAGCCACGGACGCAGAACGCCAAGTAGCCGAAGCCGCATTAGCCGCGCTTGAAAAGAAGCGCGAGGAATACTCCAAACGAAGCGGTAGCGAACAATACGACACACTTTTAGAAGAATATAAGACCTACCAAGAACAGGAAACCGCGATACTTGAAAAGTACGCCGCCCAACGTGCATTAGCCGAGCAACAGGGCAACGCTTCCATGATAGCGCAGATTAACGCCAAGCAACAAAGTGAACTTTCCAAATTGGCGGCGCAGCGTCTTATGGCTTCCGAGAGTTGGGGGCAGTTGTTTAGCGACATTTCCCGGCTCAGTACGACCACGATTAACCGACTTTTGAACGACATCAACAGCCGGAAAATCAACCTTTCGGCAGAGTTCAACCCCGCCGACCTTAAAGCCATTAACGACCAACTACAAAAGGCGAAGAACGAGTTAGCCACCCGTAACCCCTTCCTGGCCCTTCGCCAAAGCCTAAGCGAACTTCGCGCCGCTATGAAGGCGGAAAAGTTATTAGACAGCGACGACCCCTTTGTAAAGTCGTTGGAAGAAAAGAAGAAGCAATACGCCGACTATACCGACGCTATAAACAGCAGCGGCACCACATTAGCCGGAGCCGCGAAGGAAGCCTACGCCGACCTATTGGCGGAAGGTAGTAGTTACGTCGATATGCTCCGCAAGAAAATAGCCACCCTTAACGGACTTAAAATTAAGGGCGAACTTACCATAGAAGGACAGGAGCAGCTCGATATATTGAACGCCGCCCTTAACAAAGAAACAGGCGTAGCAAAGAGCGTCGGCGCGGGCTTTAAGGAAGCCTTCGGCGACCTCGGCAGTAGCCTAACCTTCCTTTCGTCGTGCTTCGGAAGTGTGACAAACGGCATAAAGAAAATGGGTATTAGCATGGACGAGGAAACGGAAGCCATATTAGGCGACATAGGCGGAATGTTGGACGGGGCCTCCCAAATTGCCACAGGCATAGCCACCGCCAACCCGTTAAGCATTATTCAAGGATCCATAGGCTTTTTGTCGTCAGCCTTCGACCTATTTAACAGCCGCGACCGCAAGGCCGAAAAGTCAATTAAGAAGCATGAAGAAGCCGTTACCCGGTTGGGACGTGCCTATACAGCATTGGAACACGCCGTAGACAAAGCCCTCGGCGAAACCGTCTACCAAAACCAAAGCGCGTTAATTCAGAACCTACGGCAGCAGCAGAACGAAATACAAGGAATGATTAACGACGAAATCTCCAAGAAGAAAACCGATTGGGGACGCGTCGAGGAGTTCCAAGAACGCTACGCCGAAGCCGGGCGACAGATTGAGGACATCATCGCCGAAATCACGAAAAGCATTACCCAAACTTCCGCCGGGGACTTAGCCAACGAATTAAAGGACGCACTTATAGAAGCCTTCGAGAGCGGAGAGGACGCTGCAAAGGTATTCGGCGACGTAGCCGACAACGTGCTTAAAAACGCTGTTTCCAACGCCCTAAAACTTCAATTTTTGGAGAAGCCATTGCAGAACGCAATTAAGCAGCTTCAAAAAGATATGGGCTTCGACGCAGAAGGAAACGGCAGTTTCGACGGACTAACCCAAGCCGAACAAGACCGCTTTAAGGCTGCGGTAGCCGCAGCCGGGCAGAACTTCAAGGCGGCAATGGATATGTATAAAGACCTATTCGCCGAATTGGACGAAAGCGACCCGACAAGCCTAAGCGGTGCAATAAAGGGAGCAAGCCAAGAAAGTATAGACCTATTGGCCGGGCAGACCAACGCCGTAAGGCAGAACCAAGTTATAGCCATTGAAATTTTTAGGCAGCAGCTTATCCACCTTTCAAGCATGGATAACCGATTAGGGAACATAGCCGGAAGCCTTCTATCCATACTTAACCGTTTGGGAATAGACGACGGCGACGACCTACGAAGCCAAGGGATAACCAACTAACACAACAGCAAAATGCAACTACAAGAACTTAAACAACGATTAGCAGCCGAAGCGAAGGCGGCGGGTATTTGTTCGGAGTGGTACGACTTCATATTAAAGGCTTCTTCCAAAGAACGCCTTATAACCCTTTTCGTCAAGGGTCAGGACTTCTGCTCCGAAAATAACTACCCTTCGCCGGAACTTCGCGCCGAGTTCGCCGACATACGCGCCCGCTTCGGCGTCTATTGCGCCGACGACAAGGTAGCGGCGAAAAGTCTACGAAGTGTTATCGCCTTCGACCGAGCTACCGGGAAGGCGGAATATAGTAACTTCGATGCCGCCACCGTTTCGGCGCGTGGCGAAAGCGAGATAACCATCACGGCAAAAGATAACGCCTTTGTCGTCGTCAGCATTTCCGGCGGCGCGAAGGTGGAAGTAATAGCAAGCGACAACGCACGGGTAAGCGTCATCCTTCACGGCGGAGAGTGCAGAACCCAGGCCTCGGAGCAAGCGACCATAAAAACAACCGACAAACGAAAGTAATATGGCATTAGAACAGAACTTAATATTAAACCTTCCCTTCGACGAAGCGGACGGTTCTACCGTAGCCTACGACTTCGCGGCTAACCGCCACGACGCCGAAATAACGGGCTGTCCTTTCGTGGCGGGCAAACAGGGCAACTGCATACGCTTCCCCGGCGAAGGCTACGCGGAAGTTCCGGCGAACGTGATACCCCTAAGCGGCAACTTTACTATTTTGGCGTGGGTCAAGGTGAACGAATACGCCGACGGAGTAACCGGCCGCCGAATAGGTATGTTCTGCAATACCGACCAATTAGAAGGAAGCCGCATAATTTGGATAGACGTTATCCCGGAAAGTTGGGGCTTCATAACCATCAAGAAGGCGGGCAATACCGTAACGCTTTACTTAGACACGCAGCGCGTTAGCAGTGTTACGCTACCCGCCGCGCTTACAGGAATAGCCATTATTCAAGATGTCTATGGAACGGAATACGGCTACGCCGATTTGGACGAAGTGAAGGTTTACAATGTAGCCCTATCCGACGACGATATAGCCGGAAGCCTTAACAGCGTTTCGCAACTTGAATACTACCTTAACGGCGTAAACTTCCGCGAAATGGGTATAAGGGTAGAGAGTTCCAACGGCGTAACCGACCTTCCGAAGTTGAAGCAGGCCGCCTCAGTTGATTGGCCCGACTACCACGGCAAAGTAGTAGACCTGTCAAACAAGCGATACGAGGAACGCGAAATAACGCTTAATTGCTGGTGCAAGGCTTCGGGTAAAATAGACTTCGTGGAGCGAATGAACCGACTTTACGAACTTCTACAAGCCGACGGAACCGCCCGGCTTATGATAAGCATCCACCCGACGAAGCCGCTACTTTACGAAGTCTACGCTTCCGACGGCGTAGCCCCGTCTAAGCGTTGGCACGACGACAAGATGATAGGCACTTTTAGCCTTAAACTACGCGAACCCGACCCCGTGAAGCGCGTAGTTCGCCACCAACGAATAAATTACGCGAGCCGCGAAGTTACCATAGCCCTGAAGACCGACAAAGTAGTTACGGTTTATTGGGGCGACGGGAGCGTTAGCGAAGACATCTACGGCGACTATACCGGGACTAAGACGCTAAAACACACCTACGCCGAAAACGGCGTTTACTACGTCATTGTCGCCGGAGTAGTCGAGGAAATAACCGACTTTTCCACCAACGGCATCATCGTATGGAACAGATTATAATTACCCATTCCGACGGAAGCGAAACCCCGCTTTTCAGCCGTAAGAACGTCAGCGGAATCAGTAAGGCGACCCAAAAAACCGCCTTACTTTCCGATGACGCGGTAACTATTGGCGTTTCGTCAGCCGTACCCCTTCCCGTCGGCATAGGCGACCGTATAGAAGTCTACGGGCGCACCTACAAGGCGAACCAACTGCCGCAGCCCACGAAAAACGGGCAACGGCGCTTTGAGTACGACATCACGTTTGAAGGCCTGCAGTACGATTTAATAGACGCCCAATATAAGCTGCCCCCGGACGCTTACGGCGACACCTATTACAGCGACCTACGCGGACATTTGACCGTATTAGTATGGAACGCCAACCGCGTACAGCCGAATAAGTGGCATTTAGGCGACTGCCCGGCGACAGGAGCGACCGCCTACAAAAACATAAATACGGCAAGCCGGAACTGCCTACAAGTCCTTCAAGACATTTGTAGCGAATGGGGCGTAGAAGTAGAGATAACGCCCTGCGACGTCTTCAAAATTAAAAACTTTAATGAGAAGGCCGGAATTACCCACCCGTTTACACTTCGTTACGGGCGAGGTAAAGGGCTTTACAGCCTTAAACGTACCAACGTCAACAACGCCGGGATAACTACCCGCCTTTTCGTCTACGGGAGCCAGGATAACCTCGGACGGAACTACGGGCATACGCGCCTGTGCCTTCCCGATACCGACCGCCTTACTTCATACTTAGAGGACGCCACCGCGAAAGCGAAGTACGGCACGAAGGAAAACGAAAAGATATACGACATTAAGCCGGAGCGCGTCGGCAAGGTAACAGCACTCGGCCCGGACGAAATAACCTTTTCGGACACCACGCAGGGGGATAACGCCATGTTCGACCTTAACGCCAAAGGATCCGACGGAAGCACCCTTTACCTATTGGGCGACGTAGCCGCAAAAGTCAAATTCCAAACCGGGCAGTTGGCGGGCTACGAATTTGACATACACTCCTACGACCACGCTACCCGAACCTTCGTACTTAAACGCTTCACGGACGAAAACGGTATGGTATTCCCATCCGCTACGGCCGGAGCCTTCCAAATTAGCGTTAACGACGAGTATATAATTACCGAGATACAACTGCCCCAAAGTTATATAATCGCCGCCCAAAACAAACTTTTAGAAGCGGCAAACAAGGACTTCCCGGCTATGACCCAGCCACAAGTAAGTTATAAACTTACCATAGCGGAAGACTTCTTTACGGCTATGTTTGGGCGCGAGGTTGAAACCGAAATTTTGCAC